ACACGCAGGCGGGCCTACGCCAGGTGTTCCCAAGACAGATCCGGTATCTGGGAACTCCGCACCTTGAGAGCTCGCTGTACCTACGCCTGGTGCGGGAGAGGAACTACTCGATCCGGTTCTGGCCGGCTCGATTCCCCAACCCCGCGGATGCAGATGAGTGGGATTGCTACGAGGGGAACCTGGCGCCTGCGATCGCCGCGGCCGTGGAGGAGAACACGGCCCTGGCGGGGGAACCAACAGACCCTGAGCGCTTTGGGCACCACGAGCTGCTGAAGCGCGAAACCCGGATGACACGGGCTGCGGTCCAGCTGCAGTACCAACTGAACTGCCGGTTGAGCACCTTGGATCGTTACCCGATCCGTCTGGGTGACCTGATGGTGATGGACCTCGATGGCAAGGCCCTGCCGGAGGTGGTGGTGTGGGCCGCCAGCAATGAACAGCGCATCCAGGATCTGCTGTGCGTGGGCCTAGGTGCGGACCGCTATTACCACCGCCCGGCGATGGTGAATGGCTGGGTGCCGCAGGAGGAAACCTGGCGGTGCGTTCTGGCGATTGACCCCTCAGGCCGCGGCAGTGATGAGCTGGCCTGGGCGGTGATCGCTGAACTGAACGGCAACTTCTTCCTGCTGGAGAGTGGCGGCACCACCCGCGGCTACGAGCCTGAGGTGCTGCAGCTGCTGGCGACCAAGGCCAAACGCTGGCAGGTGAACTACTGCGTGGCTGAAAGCAACATGGGCGATGGAATGTTCACCGCCCTGCTCTCACCGGTGATGTCGAAGGTGCATCCGGTGTCGATCGAGGAGGTGCGCGTCAGCCAGCAGAAGGAACGCAGGATCGTGGACACCTTGGCGCCGTTGGTGCAGCAGCACCGGCTGGTGATCAGCAACGAGCTGATCCGCCGGGATTATCACGATGCTGAGCGGGATCCTGAGACGGGGCACCAGCGCTCGCTGATGTACCAGATGAGCCGGATCACGGTTGAGCGTGGGGCGCTGACCTTCGATGACCGCATTGATGCGTTGGCCCTGGGGGTCAAGTTTTTCACTGACGCCGCGGCCCAGGACCAGGAGAAGGCCAAGCGCGAGCGCCAGGACGAAATGGACGAAGTGATGCGTCAGGCCTGGTTTGATGAAACCGGCTCAAGCATTGATGCCTTGGCCATGGGGTGGAAGCCTCAGGCCAAGGTCAAGGCGTATGGCGGTGTCAGGCGGTAGCAGCGTCGTCTGAGCGGACGATCGGCACCACGTTGCCTTTCTCCTTAAGAGCGGAGAAGTCGAGCTTGCTGGCCATCTTTGACCTGAGCTTGGCGGTGTCACTTTCAGCCAGATTGGCGGTGATGCTGTTCTGCTTCAGCAGCTGCAGGGCAACGCGCAGATCGTCATTGCTGGTTGGCTTGAGGTTGCCCTCATCGTCATAGCCGCCCTGGTCAACGCGCTCACGCACGGCCCGCACGACCGATGCGTGCAGTTCTTCAAGTTCCTTTGCGAGGTCTGCCACGGTTACATGGGTGGAGAGCTTTCGCTTCCATGATCCAGGAAGTCCAGTTCACTGACGAGCGTTGGCTCGAGTTCTGGCAGAACTACAAGGCTCTTGAGCACCAAAAACAGGCGGTGATCAAGCTCGGCCGCCACATCAAAGAGGTGGACCCGTGCCTGCTTACGGAGTCAGCGGACTGGGCGCATGACTTCAAAAGCGGCATCCAACTGCAGCAACAAGCTGCATTGCTGCGCAATCCGCTGAACGTGAAGTGGCAGAGCCAGCTGGATAACAAGAGCGGCAAGGGCTACCGGGAGTGCTTCAGCAGTTCCTGCGGGATGTTGGCGATGTACTGGGGCAAGGTGCCCAACGACGACGCCTACAACGCCATCCGGCAGAAGCATGGCGACAGCACATCAGCCCAAGCGCAACTGGCTGCATTGCGGTCCCTGGGGCTGAAGGCTGACTTCTTCACCAACGGCACCCCAAAGGCCCTGGAAACCGAGATTGATGCTGGCCGGCCTGTTGCTGTTGGCTGGCTCCACAAGGGCCCTCTAGAAGCCCCTACGGGTGGCGGGCATTGGTCTGTGGTGATCGGCTACACCGATGCCGCCTGGATCCAGAACGACCCCAATGGCGAGGCCCTCCTAGTGGGCGGGGGCTACACCCCCAACACCAAAGGGGCCGGCATCGTCTACAGCCGCAAGAACTGGAATCCCCGCTGGATGGTCAACGGCACCGGTGGCTGGTATCTCACCTGCCGGCCATGAAGCGCGAAACCCTCCATCTGCCCAAGGGCATGTCCGTTGAAACCGGCCGCGATTCCAACGGCCGCTATTTCGTCGCCTATGCCCGTGACACCAGTGTCTTTCTGCGCTCTGCGCAAGAGGTGCGGCGCTTCCTCAGGCTGCCGGCAACCACCCCCTCTAGGGCATCGCTCGACAGCTGGTTCGAGTCACTGGCCGCTGGTGACGACCCTGCCGAGCTCAGCCCTGACCCCGCTTAGGTTTCCGCCCATGGCTTGGCTTGCTGCCGCGGCCATTGCCCTGCCGGGTCTTCTTGTGGACCGGTTCCCGGTGGACCTGCTGCTGGTTGGCCTTTGGCTTACTCATCAGTCGGTTGGCGTTTATGGGTGGCTTCCCAGGCCTCGCCCAGGTTTTCTGCTGCTTCCTTGGCAAACCACCGGGCAATAGCCGTTTGCTGGTGCCACAGCGTGTTGAGCAGCAATGCGGTGTTCAGCAGCCCCTGGTGATCACCCAGCTCGTACAGCTCGAGCAGTGTTCGTTTCGTCGCTTCCTGCCGAAAGTCGAGCTCTTGGCCAACGACGAAGGGCTGCATGGCCTCACCTCTTGGCCAATGGCCCAACGATCCCTGCGAGGATCTCGACCACCCGATACAGCTTCACCACCACGCGCTGGGCTGCATCGAGGGCCTCGTCATCCTTGGGAGTCGGCGTGAGGTTGACGATCACAAGCGCCAAGCCGTGCAGCGCTATCGCCAAGGCGACGTACTGAGCAAATTGATCCATTGCGCAGGGATCACTGCCCCGACGCTACACACGTGGAGAGTTCTGTCAAATCGAGGGTGGCTTTTCCAGGTTGCGGATTCTTGTCTCGTGGTCCCGGATGTCGTCCTCCAGCAGCTTGATGTCCTTCTGCAGCTCTGCTCGCAGCATCTGGATCTCGTGCAGGATTGAGTCCATCCCCTTCTTCATCCCGCCATGCTCAACGGCTATTCGCCATAGAGCTCCTACAGCAGCTACCCCAATGACTGATGCGACTTCAACCACGGGAAGCTGCTGCGGACTTGCCCAAATTAAACAGTGCTCGCCTGGTCTTCAATGGCAGCAGGGGCGTAAGGATCCACGGGCCAAGCGGGGTAATCGGCGCCAGTGATGTAGGCAGCTAGCGCGTCGGTATCCGCGGTGTGCTCAATCTCGTAGACCTTGCTGCCAGCGGCCAAGCGAATCTGCTCGCGCCAGGTCTTCAGCACCGGGTCGGCGGCTTTGCCGTTATCAGCCTCACGAATGATGATCCAGTCGGTGGGCTGCAGCAGGCTGTTGGCGGTGGTGCGTGTCTGGGCAGTCCATTGCTGGACGAGTTGACCATGATCTTTGGGGATCAGATGGCCTTCGGCGTCGTAGCCCCAGTAGAACCTCTCGTCCCAAGATTTGGGGTCGTCGCACTCGGTGATGCCGATGGCCTCTTTCTCCTCCAGCGTGGAGAGGCGCAGCCAGTTGGCGGGGTATTGCGTGCCGTCTGGGGTCTTGAAGGGGGTGTCAACCGCGAGGGGCTGACCGTCGAGCAGGAAGGCCATTGTTAGCTCCGGTGAAGGTGTGCCCGTTTCATAGGTCAGCGGGCGAGGGCGTATTTGAAGGGGGCTTCCGCGAAGGCGGCGAAGATGTAGGTGCCGCCAGAGGCATTGTTTTGTGTCCCGCTATCTCTCAACTTGAAACCGTTGGAAGTGAAGTCAAAATCGTCCCCAGTTCCCTCTGCGTCAGAAAGATTAGGGTACAGACCCTTGGTCACCATGTTGTAAGTATCACGCGCAGCATCAACCAACATCCAACTTGCAGTGGTATCTGTCCGCTTAATCATTAACCACCTAGGTCTGAAATTGCAGAACACAAACGGACCATCTGTAGACCCGTTGCCCGTGTAGCTGCCGAACTTGCTGAAGCCCGCGACTTCGGACCACAGGTAGGCGACGTAGGTGCCGCCACTGGCATTGACCACAGTAGAACCGGCAACAGAAAACACGCTGCTGGTGGGACTTGTGTTATTCCAGACGTTTGCTGATGCATTTGCACCTTGCGTTTGATCTAAATACACATACTGGGTGTTGCCCAAGCTGGTGTGATAAACGCCCCAGTTTTCAGCAGCATCGCGCCTTTTGATAACCATCATGCTCGGCGCAACACCAAGCGAATGGGCGATTGTACGGGCAGAGCCATTTCCCGTATAAGTCACAATGTCAAACCCCGGCGTGGCGCTTTCGTCCCAGCACCAGCCAACGTAGGTGACGCCTGATCCGTTGTGCGAACCATCATTTCCAACAGTAAAACCATCGGCATCGAAGGAAGTAATACTGTTTGCCTGCGTAAATTCCGCACCTGTTGAGTTGGACAACAGGCTCTGCTCACGCCCTCTTACGGCATCATGCAGTCGATGGCTGTATGCCTGATTACGCGCCTTTGACCAAAGTAAATCTGTTTGGAAGCCGACACCAGTGATGCTTTGGCTGGTACCATTCCCTGTCCAGAGAACCGTGTTGAAGTACGTCCCCGGCTTCTTAATCGACGGCTCGGGCAGGTTCTGCGTGTTCAGCGCCACGAAGCCCGACGGCGGGGTGTAGGCGAAGGGGCGTTGGCCGAAGTTGACCGTTTGCGTTAAAGAGGTATAGCTTGAGTTTTTGTGAAACGGGAACCACGTTTGGTTTGATTCAAGTGACTGAGCACTTCCAACCAAAGACCCATTTAAGTAAAAACTAACTTGATTGCTATCTACATTTAGCGCAACACCAATAATGTCCCCAGAAGTGAAGGACGTGGAATTGTTGGTTGTTACTGAATTGTTTGCAAAATACTGTCTACTGTCTATGTAATGACTGTACGGTGTTGAATATGATCCGGGGTCTAAGTCTCTGTTTGCCCAGCCCGCAACAGCCACCCCACAAGCATGTCCGTTGGCGCTTGAGCCTCCTGCAAACAACACCTCCCAGTACCATTTGCCAGAAGAAACGCCCATTGTTCCAAGAACGTTTGCGGGATAGGTTCCACCAAACGCTATGACTAAGTTTCCGTCACTTGGAGTAGGCGTGGATGATTTGGTAAGCGGGTTCAACGTGCAGTAATTCCCCCTGCCATTGCCGCCATCGGCGTAGGGCGTTGGGGTGTCGATCAGGCTGTCGTTGCCGGCGCCAGCGGTCACGCTAAAGTTGTTGGGCGTCCAGTTGTTGCCCAGCCCCGACAAGTCTTTGCCCAGGGTCGTTGATGTCGTACCCGAGTTGTCGCTGAAGTTGAGGTAGAACGAATTGCCGGAGTAGGTGCCGACATACTTCTTCGGCTTCCAGACGCCGGTGATGGTGTCGGTCTCGCCAAAGCTGCTGGGGGTCAGGGCTTGGCCGTCGATATTATATACTTCAGCTATATTTCCGTCGAAGGACGATCCTGGAGCATTATTGTAAAGCATGTCTCCAAGCACATTGTTAGAAGTGCTGTTCCAAAGACAATCAAAATTAAGTGACGGATTAACTGTTGCAGAAAATGACGTAATCTGCTGACCATTTGCGTATATTTTCATTCGATCAGCGGCTGTAGTGTTAGTGCTATCAAAAGCAAACACTAAGTGCATCCAAGCACTGCAATCTCTAAATACCTGTGACGTTGTTCGTTGATAGCTAAGCCCAGGGTATGTGTAGTAGTACCAGTATAGGTTATTGTTGCTGTCAAAAGCAGCCTCAAAATATGTATTTGCGTTTGAGTAAGATCCAAACAATCTTGCGGCCCCAAGCTTCCCCCGTTTAACCCACATTGAAATGGTATAAGTGCGCCTGTTCCCAGCACTACCGGGAATCCTGTTGAGGTACGCCGAATCCGCCGAGTTGAACCGCAGGCTGCGCGAGATCTGGTAGCCGTCAGTGCCTGAAGCCAGCAGTGTGCTGCTATCAATAATGCTCATTTCACGTCACTCAGCAGACGGGCAGTAATACGGGTGGCGGACTCGACGTAGTACACCAACACATCCACGGCATTGGCAGTGGTGGTCAGCACTGGCGGCGTGCCCCCTGGAAACTTCCACACCGAGTTATACCCCAAGGTCCGAGAGCCGGTGCCGTCTTGAGTGATCACGATCACGCCGCTTTGCCCTGCGGTTTGATTGGTGGGTGCGCCTAGGGTGCGGCTGCCGCCCAAGGTGAGCGTGTAGAAGTTGCCAAGGCTCAAGTCAACGGCAACAGTGGCGGCGTCGGTTAGGGCGACAGGTGAACCACGCTGGGCCTTGGTGAAACTTTGCGCCGTACCCAGTGCAGCAAAGCCGGAGATGCTGGCACCCGCAGGGATCGTGACCGTGCCGGTGAAGGTCGGGCTAGCGAGGGGGGCGTAAGTAGAGCTGGCGGAACTGGTGGTCAGGTATCCGCTGATAGAAGCTCCAGCTGGAATCGTGACGGTCCCGGTGAACGTGGGCGATGCAAGAGGTGCATAACTGCTCATCCCCGCCTGGGTCTGGTAGGTCGATGAAGCAGTGGCCGTGGTCAGATAATCGGAGATCAAAGCACCAGCTGGGATGGTGACTGTGCCGGTGAATGTTGGGCTAGCGAGAGGGGCGTAGGTGGAGCTGGCGGAGCTGGTTGTCAGGTAGCTGTTCATCCCCGCCTGCGTCTGGTAGGTCGAGGCAGCAGTGGCTGAGGTCAGGTAACCGCTGATTGAGGCTCCGGCGGGAATTGTTACGGTCCCGGTAAATGTTGGGGATGCAAGCGGTGCATACGTTGAGGAGGCACTGCTGGTCGTCAAGTACGACGACATGCCTGCCTGGGTCTGGTAGGTGCTGGCAGCGGTTGCCGATGTCAAATACCCGGTGACGGTTGAGCCCGCAGGGATGGTTACTGATCCGCTGAACGCCGCAGCTCCCGACGAATCAAACGACAACCGAACAACACCACCAGTGATCAGGGCCAGTTCATTGGCTCCAGGCCGACCCATGCCTGTATCTGGATCGCCGTCGAAGGCAAATCCAGGGGTAGATGCTGATGCGCTGTCGTCACCCTTGAGCTGGCCATTCAGCGTGCCGCCGGCGAGCTTGAGGTATCGAGTCTCCGAGTTGTTGGCGTAGTAGTTCAGCCAGTTCCAGGTGGTGCCAGCGGTCGTGTAGCGCAAACGCACCGACAGTCCCGAGTCGCCTACAAAGCCGGCTGGGATGCCTGACAGCGGGGTGAAGCTCTCCAGGCCTGTGGAATCCTGCACCTCGATGTAGGTGTCGTTGGCAGGGCTTGCCGGGATGGCAGCAACGTTGGCCTTCAGCTGGTAATTGATCGAGTTCGAGACCGCTGCAATCGCCTGATTCGCCTTGTTGTCAGCAGAGTTGGCGGTCGTCAGCGCAGTGCTGGCATTGGTGCTGGCCGTGTTGGCCGTCGTCACCGCAGCGCTGGCATTGGTGTTGGCCGTGTTGGCGGTGGTTACAGCGTTGCTGGCGTTGGTGCTGGCGGTGTTGGCCGTTGTGACCGCAGCCGAGGCATTGCTGCTGGCGGTGTTGGCCGTAGAAACAGCAGCCGATGCGTTTGTGGCAGCGGTGTTGGCCGTGCTCAGCGCGGTGGCGGCAGTTGCAGCAGCAGCGTTTGCAGTGGTGACAGCATTGCTGGCATTGGTGCTGGCCGTGTTGGCCGTCGAGCTGGCGGCATTAGCCGTGCTGACAGCCGCAGAAGCGTTGCTGGCAGCCGTGTTGGCCGTGCTGACAGCTGCAGAAGCGTTGGTGCTGGCGGTGTTGGCCGTGGAGACGGCCGCATTGGCGTTGGTGAGCGCTGTGTTGGAGGTGCTCAGCGCTGTGTTGGCCGTGCTCGTGGCCGTGTTCGCAGCAGTCGTAGCGGCGTTAGCGGCCGTCTGCGCAGCCAGCGACTGCACCACGCCGGCATCGTTACGGTCCTGCTGCTCCTGGACGACGTACAGGTTCTGCAGGTCAGCAGTGTTCAGGTCGTTGGAGACCAGATTGGAGCCATCAGTCCATGGCACCAGCTGAGAGCTATCTGGCGTGTCCCGCAGAACCGTGAGCGTCACACCGTTGGCGGGAGCCACGGTGGTTTGCACCTGTGTACCGCTGGTCCAGGTGTAGTCGGTGCCCTCCACCAGCAAGCTGGTGTAGGTGCCGTCAAGGATGTTGAAGCCTGTGTAGACCTTGACGTGGGCCTTCAGCAGGTATGGGAACGGGACAGAAAAGTTCTTGTTGGAACCATTGCCCGCATAGCTGGCATACGAGAAGGCCACCGACTGCTCTGCACCTGTGCAGTCTTACCTTATCGGCCTCATCACTGACGACCAAGGCCTAGCGGGCTGGCTTCAAGGCGGGCGCGAACATTGCCTTGCAAGGCTCGCAAGTTGCCAAGCGCCATTTCCTGAAACTCAGGATGTTGGCGGACCATCTCCTGCAGCCCGAGCTTGTCGTAGTAGGTGACGATTGCATCGAACACCTTGTAGACACCGCGAGGGTCATTGACTCGATCCCTGCGTTCGCTCAAAGGCTTGTTGGGTTGAGTCACAAGACTGGGGCCACCAGGGCTATTGAGCTCCAGGTTGTACTCAGGGTCTTGCCGCAGCTTGTCCAGGGCCTCCTTGAGGGTCTTGCCCTGCACGTAGCTATCGACGTTGAACACGGCTGTGCCCACGTTGATGGTGGCGTTGCCAGCTCCAAGAACGGCAGCGGCAGGCATTGTCCCCGGGATGGTGCGCATGGCTTCCCGGTAGGTGGCCTCCTGCGGCTTGGTCATGTGGGTAGGCACCGGCAGGCCTTCTGAGACCGTCCCTTCTGGGCGCGGCTTCATGCCCAGCCCGTGCTGGGCCAGCCACTGGCGCAGCGGGTTGTTGGGGACGATGACCGGCATGAACGGGATGGTCTCGTCAACAGACAACCCGAGCGGGCGCTCAATCCGATCGCCCAGCCAATCCTTGTCTTCCCTTTGGGGTGGGACCAGCTGGCCCAGGATCGGGTAGTCCTTGAAAATCCGGCTGGCGATGTTGTTGACGATCTCCCAGTTGGGATCTTGCTTAAGGGCTTGATACTCAGCAGGGGTGAGCTCGCGGCGCTTTGAGACCGCCTCATTGGGGTCGTTGAATCCTCTTGATGCAGAGGTGAACAAGCCAGACAGAGGCAGGATGCCATTCATCTGCTTTGCCAGCTCAGTGGCCCAATCCACATCACCACCGCGGCCAGCTCTGAAGACGGCGTTCAACAGAGACGTCACCCCAGTCAGCGAGGACTTGTTCATCACCGTTCTGGCATAGGCATGAACAAAGCCCTCCATGTGCGTGGTGAAGCTGTTGTTGTCTATTCGGCCCTCATGGCGAGCACGCAGCGTGTCTGCCTGCAAACCCATCAGGTCGATTAAATCAATGGAGGAGCCTGACATCTTGGCCAGCCCCTGAGCGCTGCCAAAAGCCACTGAGAAGGAGTAGGGCTTGAAGTCCGGCCCAAGGCGGTCTCTGTCTTCTTGCTTGGTGGGGCCGCCATCGCTGAAAATTCCGGCCTCCCAAAGCAACTGTGTAGTGCTGGCGATTGCCAGTGATGTCAAGAACGACGCACGGCTCTTGGCCAGGAGGTCGGCGTCAACTGCTCCCCCTTCCCAGAACTTGCCAAAGGAGTCGTCGCCGGGCCTTGCCCAGCCGCCATCGGCAAAAGCGTTTTTGGCCTCGATGTAGAGCTGCTTAGGGATCTGGACGTACATGTCATGGCCAAAGAGCCATTTGATGCCGTTGGCAGGAACCCGCCAGACAGGGATCACCCAGCCCGCCAGCGGATTGCTGCGCATCAGCTGCACGCCTTGGGTAAAGCGATCGTCCAGGGCCTGGGTAAAGGTGACCTGGTTGCCCCTTTCGACGCCCAGCTTGCCAAGCTCGTCAGCAGCGTTCGGGGTGCCATGCAGGTTGTTGAACATCAGGAGTCGCAGCTCCTCGTTGTCCATGTCCCCAGCTGTGGCACCCAGCTCCCGAAGACGGAGCTTGGCCAACTCGTCATCGGTCATCAGGCCGCTGAACACAGCTTTCTCGGCCAGCTGATCGGCCCGTTGGCGGATCCAGTTGCGGTCTACGCGCCGGCCGTTTTGCTCAACAACGCTTTCGGCTTCCTTGGAGGCACGCAACCAAGCCTCATGGTTGACCTTCCAGTCAAAGCTCATCTTTCTGATCACTTCGTCCCCACCGTTGAGCAGGCGGAAGGACGGCGTGTAGCCAGCGGTGGTGCCGGTCAACTGCTCGACACCAGCGCCCAGCAGCTTGCGGAAGCCCAGGTTCAGCAGGTTCAGGAACGTCACCGACGTTCCGATCAAGGGGGTCTTGAGGTGGTAGCTGGGTGTCGTGAACAGCTCCCAGGCATCGTTGAGGTCACGGTTCACCGTGGCTTTGGTCTGCTCGAGGATGTCGTCCGACAGCTCTGCGTAGTTGTTGACGTCAAAGGTCTTTTTGCCGTAGGCAAAGTTGTCCCAGGCATTAAGCCAGGCCGTGTTCATGCCTTGCTGGACAGAACGGAAGGCATGGCCCATGGCACCAAGCTCTGACTTGAGCCCGTACTTCAGAGCGCCCTCGGCAATGTCCTCGAGGCCATAGGCACCGCTGACAAGGATGGAAGTCGGGTTGCGAACCAGCCATGTCGCAGCACCGCTGAACAGGTTGTCTTTGCGGTAGGTGTTCAAGACCCTTACTTGGGTCATGAAGTTGGGCTCGTTGAGCGACCTGCCTGCCAGTTCGTCGAGCCTCTTGGCCGTTGCTAGGCGCTTGAGTTTTGTGGGATCGCCTGATGCGATGGCATCTTCTACTTGAGCCAACAGGCTGCCAGCCTTGATCTCGTCAAGAGTCAGGAGATTGACGTCCTTGTCAAACTTCATAAAGATGTTTTCGTTCGCCCAGTCCCCAAACTGACGGGTGCGCAGGGCTTGGCCGATCTTGCGCGACACCTGGTTATCAAACTGCTCGAACGCATGAGCCCACTGGGCGACGTTTGCCAGATTCCTTTTGGCAGCGTCGTCCAGGGCCCCGAGCTTCATCAGCTCTGACGCTTCATCAAGCGCATCCGCATAAGCGCGGACGGCATCGATCTTCACCCGATTCACGATGTAGGCGTTGACCGGTAGCTGATCGATGCCAGCCAGCTTGCGCTTCATGGCGTCAAACAAGGCTCCGGGCTCAGCCCCGTAAGCCATGGCCACCACACGGAACTGAGCATCGGCCACACCTTCCGTGTAAGGCCTGCGCAGCTCTACGCCCTTTTCGCTGGCATTGCGCTTGAGAGCAAGAACCTCCAGCAGCTTGCCGAGGTTTTCTTCGCCAAAGGGCAGCTGCGCATAGTTGATGTGCAGACCTTTGCTGCCGATAGGACGGGCTTGTTGCTCAAAGCCTGCTCGCATGGCTTGGCCAATGGCCTCCTCGTCCATGGCCATGGCATCGCGCTCAACCTGATTCCAGAACCGCTGGGGGTTGATCTCGAGCTTGTCGCCCGAAAGCATCCTGAATCGAATCGGCTTGGGCTCTGGCTGATTAGCGACAGCCTGGTTCAACTCGCCAGCCAGTCGCCGTTGCACGGCTTCATTGGCGGCTTTCTGCTCGCGCAGAGCTTGCAGCTGCTTTTCGAGATCAAAACACTCAGCCATTGCAGCTGCCCTCCGCAATCTTGCGCTCAAGTTTTGCAATCTCATTGTCCAGCTCTTTGGCCTGCATCGCAGCCCTCTGCTGTTGGACTTTCAGCTGCCTTGCTTTCGCCTTGCCTGGCGCAGCTTCTGCTGCCTGCTGGCGCTTGCTGACCGGTGCTGTCGCAGGTGTTTCTGCGGCGCTGGCAGGTTCACGCTTGACCGTGCCTTCCGGCGTCCATTGGTAGACGTTGGGTTTTCTGGGTGGTGTCGGCGTCAGTTCAGGATTGAACTGCGGAGTGACAGCTCTGACGCGATCCACAGCGCCGCCAAATTCATTGCGCTGAAGGGCATAGAAGCCTTCACCCAGGATGCCCAGCTTCTTCTTCTCCTCCCAGGTCATCGTGTCCCAGCCGCGATCGGTAAGCCAGGCTTGGCGCTGAACCCGTTGGGCCTCGGCATCCATCACTTGGTACTCGTAACGCAGGCGCATTTCGTCAATCAATGCGTCCGCGTTTTTCTCGCCTGCCTTGTAGATGGGCAGCTGGTCATTCAAAAACTGCATAGGCAGCTGACCGCTCTCATCCGCCAGCAGGTCGTCAATGAACTGCCCCTGCTGGAAGAACTCCGGTCCCTCAGGCCGTTTGGGAACCGGCGTGACAGGCGCTTGGACCTCGCCGTTGTCGATGGCTCGCTGCAGGATTTCTCGCTTCAGCCGGTTGCGCGTCTCTGCATCAATGCCACGAGCCTGGTAGTCCACCATCGGCACCAGAACTTCGTTGCCATCGGCATCGAGCGTCCGGCTCATGCCTGGCACATCCAAGTTGGCCGGCACGTCCAGCAACGGGGCATCACCACCGGCCGAGTTGGTGGTCAGCCGCAGGGCGCCTTGCTCGGCAGCTGGCGGCTCAGGGGGCAGATAGCTGCCACGGCGCTCGCTGATCTCAACAAGGGCATCAATGATGTCCTGCTTCTTGGCGTTCCAAACCCTGCGGCCAGTGCGGGCCTTCAGCAGGGCAGCCACTTGCGGGCTTGAGTCCGGCATGGCCAGCCGGCGCAGCTGGTCACGGTTCCAACCCTGCAAGGCGTTCCGGTAGTCGTCAGGAGTCCGGTAGCCGTATTCGCTTGCAGTGCGAGCCAGCTCTTGGAACGGCGGCAGCTGGATCTCGTCCGCAAGATTCAGGCCCAGCTGCTGTGGCAGCGTCATCTCAAGCTGATCGCCCACCAGGGTTTCGGGGACTCGTGACCGTGCCTGCAGTGCTGACACCTGCTGCTGTGCCGCATCCAGTTCTTTCTGGGCACGAGTCAGCAGTCGCTTAGCCCCTGTTGGCGTTAGCTCGCCGGCATCAGCTCTGGATTGGATCTCGGCAATCCGGCCGTTGATGGCTTGGATCTGGGCTTGGGCCTGGGTGAGCTCCTGGGCATTGCGTTCCTGGCCGGCTTGGCGGTAGACGCGGCTATGGACCTGACGCAGCTGTTGGTCATCCAGCTCGTCCAGGTGCGCCAGGTACGTGTCGATCTCAGGCCTTGGGTCAACCAGGTCAAACTCACCTTGAATACCAGAACGGGGGGCCAAAAACTCGTCAGTGGTGCTGGTGAGGTTCAGGTCAGCGATCTGCTTATCAACCTCAACCAACTGTTTTTCGATCGCATCCAGCTGATCGGGGCTCTCTTGCATGGCTTTGACCAGCTGCCCCCGCTGCGTCTGCAGCTGACGGATCTGTAGCCGTACCTCGGGATCCACTGCCTGGCCGACATTCAGCTCGAGCTGGCCAAGCTCTCCTTGCTCGACCAAACCCTGTTGACGCAACCAATCACGCTGCTGCGTGACCTGGCGAATCATGGTGGATTCATCCAGCTGCCGCTCGATGGCAGAGCCGTGAGGCACCAGCTGTCCAGCAGGCTCGATCGGGGCCAGGGCGCCACCGTCTTGCCAAGGTGGCAGCTCACCGGCCACTGGGGCTGGCGGCAAGGCAGGCCCCGCCATTGCTTTGGGCATGTAAGGAGCCAGCTCGGCCTGAGCCAGCTCATCAAGAGCTTTGATGCCATCACCGGCCATCAGGCGCCGGGTGGGGCCGGCCATCGAGCCCAAGCCAATGACGGAAAGGGGCAAGGCGAGGCCTTCCACCAACACGCTCTTGCCGAGCTTTTGCAAGTAGTTGTCGGACTCTTCGGTCGTTCCAGGGAGCTTGATCCCGGTCAACTGCTTGACCGCATCTGCGGCGTTGCCCTGGTCCTGATCAATGAAAGGGGCGGCAAGAGTGGTAGAGGCCAATGCCTCCGCAGAGTTCTTGGCAAGTCCCAGCCCAGTGCGCAGAGCGGGATTAACCGTTTGAGCAACTGCAAGCCGACGCACGGCAGGTGCTGCCTTGATTGCTTGCGCGGCACGGATCACTGCACCGGTCTGCTTGATCCGGTTGACGATCGTTGCCCCTGTCGCAGCGCCAAGAATTTCTGCGCCAATCACCCCGCCGACTTGAAGGCCAGCTTCATCAGAAGGCGTGACCTCGCTGCCATAGCCCATGCGGAATGGGTTAACCGCCCGCGCCTGCGACGGCGTGATCTGGAAAGCGTCCTTGGTGTCAATCGGCTTGCGCTGCACCAGGTCGCCCAGTGCATTGGTCAGCTTGCTGACTGCATTGATGGGACCAGTGACAATGCCGATCTTGGTGTCCGGTGACGCCAGGGTGTTCATCAGCTGCCCCAGCGGCTTGAGCGGTCCCAGCCGGTTCTCCAGCGACTGGTTCATTTGTTGTCGTGTTGCCTTGGGAGGCGACACTGGCGGCCACACCGGATTCAGATCGTCAGACAGAGGGGCAAGATTGAATTTGGGCATGGGTCAAGGCCTCCTGTTGCTACGGACAATGCGCAGCAACTTGTTGACGTAATCGGGATCAGTGGCGTATCCCTGCTGCTTCAGGATCCGCGCTGCTTGTTCAACTGATTGGGCTTGATTGGCTCCGTTGCGGCCCTGATACCACTTGCTCACCAGATACCCAACGCTCTCGCTGGGGCTGGCGAAGTCCATGAAGCTGGCGGTGGTATTGACTCGGCGGCCATCCACAACCTCCCAGGTGTTCCTGCGTGTGCCAGAACCCTTTTGGCCGAAGTAATTGTTGCGGCCGCTTGTTGCTCGACCCCAATCGGATTCCAGTGCCCATTGAGCAGCGACCAGCTCTGGGAACTTGGCCCCCTTCGCCCGAGCCATCGCAACAACGTTGTCCCAGCCAGGACCGCCACTCCCGCCTACAGAACGTGTGGCCACATAGGACTGGCTGCCGCCGCGGCTGTACTCAGGCGGAAGGGTTGCCGCAGCTGCCGGCGGCATGATCATCTGCATCAGCCAGCTGCCTGGCGAGAAGCTGTTGTATCCAGTCGGCACCATGCCGAGGCCCATGCTGCTGTAGTTGGCGCTGGAGATGGTCTTGCCTTGCCGTTCGCGGATCAGCTGCTGTTGCAGGTATTTCGAGATGCTTCCGTCCCGATCCATGTCGGGATAGAACCGGGTCATCTGCTCGAGCAGATACCGGGTTGTTGATGTGTTGGCGCGACGGGCAAGGTTGTAGAGCTCTGGGCTGACCGGCTTGCCGTTGTTCAGGTTCTGCAGTTCGGAGTGCAGCCAGGGCTTGCTCATCACCGGACGAGCCTCATAAGCCTTGACCGTCGAATCCTTGAGTGCGCCGGCCTTGTTTCGATCCACGCCACGCACGTCAGGGCCAGGCTTGTTGCCCTGCTTGGGCCCTGTGCCCACCGAGCCCTGGCCAACTTCTCCAGGATTCATACCTGTGGCTTGGCTGTAGATCCGTGCGTACTCAGGCGACTTGCGAGCCGCAGCCACTGCCTGGCTGACGATGACGTTCTGGGCAGAAGGCGGGATGCGGCCCACGCCCGGGTTCTCCTTGCGCCAGGCGTTCATGCCAACCATCACCTGGCGGACGTACAGGTTCTCCAGATCGATCGCGAAGGCAGCCAGCTTGTTGGGGGCAGCACTCATGGCACCTCCGACCGTCATGCCTGGCTGCAGCAGCAGCGACATGGCTTCGCCTTTGGGGTCCAACGCCTTGATGGGCCCAAGGCCCATGTCTTGCTTGATCTCGCCTTTGATCTGCCCAAACAGACCCTCGGGCATGTCGTTGAACAGCTTTTCGCGTTCGGTGATGCGGGTCTGGAGTTTCTGGCGAAACTGCTCTCTGGCCTCGCCAGTGCCTTCGCGCATTGCGTAAGCATCGGCCTGGGCCCGAACGCGGCCAATGTTCTTGGGCGACAAGGCATCGGGCGAAAGGTTGTCTACCCAGTTCTCGGCAGCAGCTCTTTCCTCAGCCGTCATGCTGTAAGCGGCTTGGGCAAATTTCTGAGACTGAGATGCCTTTTCGCTTAGGTAGCTGTCGGGGTCCAAGTAGCCAATTCGCAGCGCATAGTTTTTCATGGCAACCATGCGCTGCTGGTAGTCCTCTGAATCGACGACAACGCCCGGATGCCCGGGGCCATCCTTGCCGTAGTAGAAGGCATCCAGCTGTTGACCCAGATCTTTCTGCTTCAGCTCGAACTTCTGGGTTGTCAGCTGCAAGCCCTTGTTCTGCATCTCCAGCAGCTGAACAGGGTTGGCGTCAATGAAACGTGGCCGCTTGTCCAGAGGATCGTTGGGACTGCCCACTCGAATCTCGCGGACAATTCCCTCAATCACTGGGTTGCGGCTGAGCAATGCAAGGTTTCCGTAGACCTGCTGCATCGCATCTTTCTTCTTGTCGCCCGCCAGCAGCCGTAAGCCTTTGTCGATCTGATCGGTCAACACAAGACCAGCCAAGGCGTTGAAGCGTGGATCAGTACGAGTGACTACTGAGCCATCGGCCATCGTCACGCCGTTCCTCAGCATTTGCGCCAGCGCTCCATTGACCGCGCCACCGGTGGCTTCCGTCGTCGTGCGTGCCGTCTCCTCGTTCCAGAGCTTGCGGTGCTGTTCGGTATAGGTCTCCCATGCCTTGTTGATGGCAGGCACCACATAGAACTGGCTCTCCAGCTCGTCACCCGTCAGGCCATAGGAGGCCATGACCTTGCTGGTGATGGCAGCTTTCTGCTTGACCAGTTCGCCGCTGCCTGGCGCCAAGCCAGCACGGGCACCGGCGTTGACTGCAAGATCATTGAGCAGAGCGTCGTCTACTTCAGACGCGGCCATCTGCGCCATGGCCCGGCGCCGACCGATCAGGCTCCAAGGGTTGGAGTCCTGCAGCAGCTGTGAGGCAACAGGATCAACTTTCTGCAGCTGATTGATTTGAGCCGCGGCGTTAGCAGCGCCCTGCTCTTGCTGAACCTGCAGGCTCAGAGCCGCTTTGGCCTGCTGGTTCTTGAGCTGCTTGAGCTGGTCGTAATAGCCTTCATCGATCTTGCCCTTGGCATACGACATGTAGCCCTGGGCCCCTGCTTCCACCAGGGTTTCGGCAAAGGGGCTCAGAGCTGTCGCCAGCTGCTGGTATTGGTTGAAGCCCTGCACACTGCCGCCGCTGCCCATCTGCATCGTTGTGATGCCATCTGGTGCACCAAGCAGCGCGGGCTTAGCAGGAGCTGCAATGTTCCGTTCGGCTGCCTGAACGAAAGCCCCAATAGGCCTGGCGACCGGGTTGACTTGACCGAAGGGAAGGATCTTGTCAGCCATCGATCAAACTCCGTATTGGGAAGCGGCCTGATTCAGGCGGCCGAGCGAAACACCGGTGCCAGGCCCTGTTGAACTGCTCGGCATCTTCAAGGCGTTGAGCTTTCCGGCGAATGACATGCCGGTGCTGATGCCTCCGAGCACAGCGCTGCCGATGTTCAATGCAGCAGCAGTGCTGCTTGGTGCCCCGCCGCGCATCGTTGGACCAGGTGGTGTGATCAGCGTTGGCAGCGGTGCAAACGGCGGCAGTGGATCGATGTAGGGCTGCTCTTCGTAGAACTGCTGGCTGTTCCAGCGGCTCAGGTATTGCGACACCTGGCCTGCCTGTTCGCGGGTGTACTGGCGTCCGCGGATGCCTTGATTGATCTCCTGCAGGGTCGTGTAATCGCCCATCTGCCGGGCGTAGTCGTTGACCAGGCGGTCCACGCTGCGGCCCTCTTGAGCCATAGCCTGCACTGAGGCCCGGCCCTGCAGTGCACGCCACTGGTACTGCTGCAGCGCCACCGCCTCTTGCATCGAGGCTTCTTGGTACGACTGGGTGACGGCCTCGCTGTCACGGACAAAGGCTGCCCCTGCTGCGCCTCTGTTCTGCCCGACTACTTCCGCCTGGCGGATCGAGCGCATCAGCTCGAGATTCCGCAGCGCGTTGGTGTACGACAGCTGCTGGTTGTAGTTGACCGTCTCGGTCCAATACTTGTATTGGGCGTTGGCGTCCTGGGCGCGAGCGTTGAAGCTTGCCTGCCATTCAGCGAAACGGTTATTGGCGTCTTGCAGCGCCGTCTGGTTGGCGTACTCCTGCTGTTGCGCCTGATAGCTGGCGCCTGCCTGCGCAATGCCGAGGCCTGCTTGCGCGGCGCCGAGCAATACCGGGACCAAAGGGAAGGCCATCAAGCTGCCCTCCAGAAGTGCGCGAACAGCTGTGCGCTGCGGCCCATGGGGGCTGGCGTGTCAATGGAGAACCCCAAGTGCTCGAGCCAGCGCAGGGTGGCTCGGTTGGACCACAGCGCCCAGTTCTCGAGATACTCGTACTGGCTCATCAAGCCATCAACCCACTTGCGGCCACCGCGAAGGAATTGCTTTCGATGGCTATCCGTGGCCAACAGCTCATCTGTGGCCAGCAACCAGATCCAAGATCCAGAAACACCACAGATACCCACGGCCTTGCCGTCATCTCCATCTATGCAACGACAAATCTGGCTGTTCCGCCAGCTCTGCATCACCGCCTCTTCTCCTGACAAGCCGTGGCTGTAGAGCACTTCAAGCCGATCCTGGTGCCTGAGCATTTTCGCAATACGCTGCACCCGTGCAGGAGTTGCATCAGACCAGTTCATTGCAGGCTCCTGGCTTGGCTGGTCACCAACCCCACCCACTCACACGTGCTGAACTTGCAAGGGTTAGCCGTGTTGTTCTTCAGCTCGACGATGCAGTTCTCGCCGCGGCTGCTGATCGGAATTTGAAAGACCCCCTCGAAATAACGAGGAGTTGCCAGGTCGGGGTTGTTGTTCAGGGCATTGCCAATCTGTGAGCCCCTGGCCGCCAGCACCGTCCCATCGAAGGTGTAGACCGCTGGTTCGCGGCGCTCAGCTGTCACCCACACCTGAAAGTAGTGGGTGTCGTGGTAGCGGAGCTTGGCGTGCCGCACCTGCGTCCGCTCGCTGTTGGCCGCGGCCTTCCCGCCACCAACTTCCTTGTAGAGCTTGAACCTGGTGAAGCGATACAGGAACTCAAAGACCTCGCCAAAGACGATCGGCTGTGTGGACCAGTTGCCTCGAGCGGTGATGGTCGAACCGCTGTTGGCTTCCCCAAGCAGCACGCCGCCATTGGTCGTGGCTGCAAAGTCACTCCAGGCCTGGGTCTTTGCCTTGATCGTGTAAGGCAGGGTCCAGGTGGTGATGTTGGTGGTGGCGTTGTAGGTGCCAGCTGCCACCCGGATGGCTGCGGGTGTGGCTGTGGTGGTCGTGACTCGGCGGTCCAGCAGCAGCTGGTAGGGATTGGGAAGCACATCAGCCGTGCGGTCAGCGGCGGACACCTTCTCCAGCCAGACCTCTGTGCCGTACTCCACGAGCAGGTAGACGGTCTCCTGCACGCAAAGGGCATTGAGGATCTTGTCGGCACCGCTGAGCTGCCAGTGACTCCAGCTGCTCTGCGCCCGCTCAGCCCCGCCACCGCTGTTGCGGTAGAAGTATTTGTAGGCATAGAGCCGCTGCCGGTAGCCGCTCTTGCCAGACACCGCGAACCAGCAGTTGCCGGTGTCGTTGGCCGTCAGCTTGAACACCTCGGCAGGCACATAGCTGTTGACGTATCCGCTGAGGTCGGACGCATCAGCCACCAGCGCCGTGCCAGCACCGCGAACGCTGAACTCACGGAACTGACTCCACTGCCCGTTGGCCTGGCAGAAGATGATCGTGCCCTGCACAGGGATCGGCCGGCAGTTCGGATCGATCTCGTACTGGGTAAGCACCGTGATCTGCGCCGTCGTGGGCGTCAGCACGGTTTCAGCAGCGTTGAAGCGGAACTGAATCTGATCCGAGAAGATGATCAGCTCGTCCTGGTAAGGGATCGCGTACCGCAGCACCGACACCCGGTTGTTGCTGCCCGTCAGGTCGATCGGGTCGCTGTCCAGAACAGCAGTGACCGTCTCGGGGAAGAACTCAAAGAAGTCCCGTGAGCGGCTGAGGATGATGTTCTCGTCAGCCAGGAACCCAAGCCGGTTCTTGTAGATGAAGACGTCCTGGATGGCATTGCCGATGAAGCTCGGGTCCGGTGCGGTGTCGTAGTCACCAGCCCCACGCTCACCCCAGCTCGGGATCAGCACCCCGCTCTGGGTGCTGCCATTGGCCGGGCCAAACCAGAAGGAGCCATTGGGAAGACGCACCAGCAGGTGCGGCATCGTCGTGGCATCGATCTTGTATTCGACGCCAGGGCTGACGGTCTCCTGCCAGCTGCCCTCCCCAAACGTCCCGGTGCGGGGCAGGAACTTGACGTAGTACCCATCGAACTTGTTGCCGGGGTCGCCGACCACCTCGATTTGGTAGCCCTCAGGCGCGATCGTGGGTAGCTCGGTGAACGCCTGGACGGAGTTGGTGATCGCCGTGATGTCCGCGTTGGCCCGGGCATCGGTGGCCGACACCGTGATGGCGCTGCTGCTCTTGAGATGCAGGACAGAGCCGCTGCGGTCAATCGTCACCCCAGTCAGCGGGCCAGCCGTTGCAGTCGTGACGGTCGCCACCTGCACAGGGGTGGTGTCTGTGCCGCCCTGCAGCAGGTTGCGAGCCACATAGATCTTGTCGCCGGCCCTGTAAGCGCTGCCTGCGGCACTGATTGCCACAGCGGTCACCACAGTCCCGTTGCCGGTGACGGTCACCGTCAGCCCGCTGCCACCCTCATCGGTGGTTGTGGCCACAGCAGCGGTGGTGGCGTTGAGGGTCGTGGCAGAACCCACCACCGTCAGGGCAGTGACGGGGCCGCCGAGCAGTGCGCCGCGGATCTGGCTGGCAATCTCCGCGGTGCTGATCCTGTTCTCGGTGGTGGTGGTGCCGCTGACGATCACCGGTGCCACAGCAGTGCTGACCGTCGCCTGCTGGGTGTTGACGTTGACGACGTACTTCTGGCCGTAGTTGGCGGCCTTCACCCAGATCAGCGCTTCATGGGTTGATGGCCTGGCAACAGCAGGAGCAACTGCCGGGTCCATGGCCGGCAGCTTCTTGGTGTTGCTGACGAAGGTGTAGTCAGCAATCGAGGCAGCGCGGATGTCGCTCTTGGCGCTCACCACCGTGGACAGGTAGTTGTAGGCGCCTGCTGCAGCGGTGACGGTCTTCTCGTTGCCGGCCAGATCAAAGACCCGAATGACGGTCTTGCTGATCACCACCAGGTACTGCTCGTCAGCGTCGCGCAGGATGCTGTGGAAATAGACGTCGCCAAAGCTGGTGTTGCTGACCTTGGCGATGGCCTGCGTGCCTTCACGCTTCCGCAAGCCCTCGGCCAGAGAGCTCACCGCATTGACTTGAATCTCCCCCTGCGAAGGATCCCGCTGCGCATCTGGCTGCTGCGAGATCCCCTGGATCAGGTTGGGGATGGTGTAGCTGACGAGATTAGCCACGCAGATACCCCCGGTTACGGCCCAGCAGGCCAAGGCCTGGCGAGTAGGTGGGGAAGGGCCTGAGGCCTGGGCCGCCCGTCAGGCTGTTCGCTTGGGCCTGCTCGAGCTCGACACGCTGCAGCTCCACCAGGGCAGCCTGCTCATCGACGGCGGTGTACTTGAAGATCGAGTCACTGCTCAGCACCCGATCGCTGAACACCCGCGCTGATCGGATGGTGATCCAGCGGTTGAACGCTTCAGGGCACTCGTCCCATGGCAGCAGCCAGACCACATCAGCCTTCAGGCTGGTGATGTCTGCACCCAGGGTGTAGGTGTGCTTCTCCTTGTCGTAGACCTTTTGGCCGCGCAGCTGGAACCGCCCGGCCCATTGATACGGATCGGTTGACCAGCTCACAACGTTGGCCGGAACCGTGATCTGGTTGGTGGCGTTGTTCTTGGCGAACTCGTACTCGACCTCGGTGTTCCAACTCCAGCCCCGTGTTTGGCCTTCCTTGTGAAACTCGAGGATCGTCCGCTCAGCCATGGTGGCCTCAACCACCTGCTGGTTTTCAAGGCTATTGACCGGCTGCTCTCCGATGTTCTGCAGGCAGATGTTCACCGCCTCCAGCAGTGTTGTGCGGCCTGGGGTCAAGGCCTGATTTGCAAGGCCCATCAGAACTCTGCAGGGGTGTTGTCCTCATGCTATCGGCGGGCACAAAAAAGCCCCCTGCTCACCACAGGGGGCCAAGAACCCACTCCGTCAGGAGAAGGCTAGGGGAGCTCGATCACGCCGGCACACTCTGCACGCAGCACGCTCATGCCGATTGCCATGCGGGCAACCATCAGAGTGGCTTGGTACATGATGTTGAAGTCACCGCCCTGAGGGGTGATTTGCAGGCCGGGGCTGCGCAGGGTCAGCACACCGATGGCATCGCGGTGGAACACGATGGCCTTGTTCTTCGACAGATCCTGCTGGTAAGCGGTGTTCTTGTCGTAGGTGCCGTTGGTGTAGGCAGCCTGGGTGACGTGGTTCGACATGATCACGGGGATGCCCTTCACGCGCAGCACGCGGCCTTGTGCGAAGGAACCGTTCTCGCCGCTGGCACCGTTGAAGTCCGCGTTGATGGCGCGGGTGGAATCCAGCAGGTAGTCGTACTCGTCAGGACCAACCACACAGAGGAGATCCTCGGTGGGCACGTCCTTCTTCTGCATCGCCACTTTGAGTGCGCTGATCTTGGAGACCAGCTCATCGCCTTTGGCGTTGGCAGAAGCGGCGGCATAGCCAGCCGAGAGGGTCTGGCTCTGACCAATGCGACCGGCGTTGCCGGCCTTGGCCAGGGGCTCAGTGGTGGTCTTGGCAGCGGCATACAGCACACGGGCAGCACGCCGGTCCCACTCACGGGCGAGGGCTTGGCCGAGCTGATGGGTCACGTCCTGGCGGACGTCCACATAGTTCATCAACTCGTCGAGGTCATAGATCACCTGATCGGCAATCAGCAGACCATCAAGGTTGATGATGCGCTCGTTGCGGTCACCAGGAGAGTTGGTGGCCCCAAGGATCGGTTGGCCAGGAACGTGATAAGCCGCATCGGCTTTGCCGCTCACCTGGAAGGCAGCGCTCTTGCCACCTTTGATGTTGCGCTCCTTGACTTTGCCCTTGAACACGCAAGCGCGATCGAAGGCGTCAAGCAGCTCGGTCATGCCGAGCTTCAGGAACAGAGCGCTGGTGTCACCTGCGCCCTGGATTTGACCAAGACGGTCGAGAGATGCGTTGGCCATTGGCCTTAATTAGGTAGCGAGCCTCTGCCTATTGCTTCACCGATACGGGGTATCTCCCGCAGGAGGCCCGATCTGTTCCACCAGTGCAGATCAACTCATGCGCCCATTGTTACGCAAAAGTTGAACGCGCAAGAGTCTTCTCGTACCAAGCCTTGTATTTGGCGTCCACGTTGTAGAGACGCTGGCCCTTGCTGTTGGTCTTTCGCATGGCTTCGATTGCCTGCTGCTGGGTTTCAAACACCTCAGCCATGGTGGGCTTGCCACCGCCAATCAGTTCAGGCTCGCCCTGCTCTTTGCCGCCAGCAGCACGTGACTGCATGGCTCGCAACGCCAGGCGCACAGCAGCTTTGTTGCCGCTGTCCACGGCAGCGTTGTAGTCGGCCAGCTCGTCAGCGCCCATGTTTGCCACGGCCCACTGGCTCAGCCGCTCAAACTCCTGCTCGCCGCCCACCAGGGCCTTGAGCTCAGTCACATCAGCGTCAGTCAGGCCATTGGCCGGGGCATCTGCAGCAGCTGCTTGCTGCGGCCGGTAGGCCTGCTCGTACTGCTCAATCAGCTGAACAGGGATACCGGTCTTGGCTGCCAGCTTGTCGCGCAGCTCCTTGGTGTCCTGGCCCTGGCGCACTGCCGAATCCCAGGCAGCCAGGTCGATGCCTTCCTCATCAGCCGCACTGGCGATGAAGTCGCCGTAATGCTCAGCGGCTTGCTCGCGGGTCAGCTTGGCTGGCGTCTCTGGTTCGGGCTGCTGCTGGCCGCGGCTGCTGATCAGCTTTTGGGCTTCGAGGTAGGCCTTCTCCAGGTCTTCGGTGCTCTTGAATTTGCCGGCTAGCAGCTTCTCGGCTTCATCAGTGCCCTGCTGCTCGGCCGCATCGATGGCGGCCTGCTGCTGCTGGACCTCCTCGAGGAACTGGTCAAAGACGTCTTGTTGGCCGGGGCCAACGAGAGCCTGCAGCTCCTCGCGGGTTTCGGGGGTGGCGGTCATGCGGGTTGTTCCGTTGGTGGTTGTTCAGGAGGTGGGGCTGCCATCTCCTGTGCAGTGGCAGCGGCATTGGCCAGCTTCTGTGGATCAGCCATGCCGCTTGCCATGGCCTGCTGAGCCATGGCCATCTGCTGTTGCTGCTGCTGTTCGGCAGCCAACTGCTCGTCGGTCTTGACCAGGCCGATGATGTCCATGCCCATCGAGGCAGCGAGCCGGCGGATCAGCTCGGATGGCATCACGTAGGTGGCGATCCCTTCAGGGCCGAGTGACTGTTGCAGGATCTGCATGAACCGGGCGGTCTTCTCCAGGTCGTTGCCCCGGCCCACAGCAGCCAGGCCCACGCTCACGACGGGCTTGACCAGCTCATTCGGCAGCTTCGGCAGCCGGCCTTTGCGCACCAGCAGCGCCAGCTTCCGTGCCACGTAGGGCTGCTGGAACTCAGTGGTGAGGATGGCATAGATGTTCCCGAGGGACTGTTCCGTCTGCAGCGCCTGCAAGCGGACCTCTTCCGCGGTCACGCGTTCGGCGTCCCGCATGTCGGCCAACATGAAGGCCTGAGCCAGGCGAGCCTCGATCCGGGCCAGGCCCTGCATCGCAACGCTCAGATCCTGTGCCTTGCCCACCGTGATGGTGGTGACGTCATCGGGGTTGCCAGGGAGGAACGCGCCATTGGCGGCCTCAGCCAGCTTCTTGGGGTTGGCCACTCCGCTGGGCTTGACCAGGTGCTTCACCTGAGCGCTGACCAGGGAGCCCTCGGCGATGGCCTGGCTCAGGGCTTCGGCGGTCTGCAGATCCGCCATGCAAGCGGCCTCGACGTAGCCCGGTGAATAGTCATGCCCGTCGATGCGGTACATGCGCAGAGCCAGCCAGGGCGACTCGCTGATTGAGGCCGTGCCCTTGGTGCCAGGGATCTCTTTGTCCTTGACCTCCTGATACCAGGTGACCTTCTCGCCCTCCCACTCGACGTGGGTGTAGAGCTTGACGGTGCGCTCGTACTCAGGGCCGTCGTCGTCTTCTTCGATCCCTGCAGTAGGGCCGTCCTCTTCCTCAAGCAGCAGCTTCACCTTCTCAGGCAGGTTCTCTTCTGAGAGCTCCTCGCAGACGATCGCCTCCAGGGGGTTGCCCATGGGGTCACGCCGCAGCACATAGCGGTTGAGGTGGAAGCAGCGCAGACCCTTCTCGCCGAGGTACATGAGCGCGTTGCCGCCCACCACCAGATGGAGAAGCATCTCGTGAACTGCCACGCGATCGTTGCTGGCTTCGATGCTGCGCAGCACTGCTCGCTCGAGCCGGGCCAGGGCCAGATCAAACTCGCTCTTGGTTTTGCCCAGCTGTTCAGCGCTGGCCCCAGCGGCCTGTAGCTGCTGCTCGTTCTTGGCCATCTCGATCTCATCGATCGTGAAGCGGAAGAAGGTTTCCGTTGGAGGCAGCAGCGCCAAGCTCAGGCGGCTGGTGATGTTGTGAACACCGCGAGCGCCGATGCCATTCCAGGGCAGCGGGAAGCTCTCGGTCTGGTTGGGTGTGTACTCGTCGTTGAGCGGCACCAGGTACGGCAGGGTCAGCCGCGCTGCTGCTCGTGCTCTCTCGAGGTAGTAGTTCCGGTCGCCCTCAAGGTTCCGGTAGCGCTTAGAGCAGCTCATCTCAGCCTCCAAGATTTACGCCGACACCGGCGCCACGGTTTGAGGAACCAACGCGCAGATCAGCCGCTGGATTGGTGGTCTTCACGCTTGCAGCCTTGGGCGTCTTGCTTTGCTGCGCAGTGGGGGCAGACGTCGTTGGGGCAGAAGCGAGCACACGCAGAGAGGCACTGGCCGAGTTGGTGGCATCGCGCATTTGTTGAATCTGCGCTTGCTGTGCCTGCTCTGTGACCTGCAGCTGAGCGACCTTTGCTTGCTGGTCGGCCTCAGCCTGGATTTGAGCCTGTTGCAGCCTGGCCATCTCAGCCTGTTGACCCGCCACAGCTGCCTGCATTGCAGCTTCTTGGCGAGCGATCTCAGCAGCACGTTCACGCGCCAGCCGTTCTTGCCGCCTGTTCTCTTCGGCAATCGCCGCCATGTTTTGTCCAGCTCCGCTGCACATGGCTCAAACTCCGATGTTGATGCCAGAGCCCTCGCTCATGGCCGTGGCACCAGAAGCAATCTTCAGCGTGCCCTTGGTCTTGTCCTTCTTCTTGGGCGCAACGGTGGTCTGTGCAGCGACAGGCTCGGTCTGGGTGGTGGTGGTTGCGTAAGCGGCCTGCTGCTGGGCCGCGGCGGATGCAGTGGCTGATGCCATCTCCGCCTCCAGCTCTGCCTTGCGCTGTGCAGCTGTGGCGTTGGCGTCGTCGATTTGCTTTTGCAATGCAGAGGCGAACTGCTGCTGCTGCGTCATCGACTGCTGGCGGTACTGGTCCAGCGCTGCGTTGTTGCGGTCAATGTCCGCCTGGCTGGGGCCCTTGTAGACAATCTCTGGGGCCTGAGGTGCAGATCCGAAGCACATGGTCAAACTCCTGTGGTGATGTTGAGGCCCGTGCCGGCGCCTTGGCTGGAAGCCACGGCCCGGTCAATCCGTAAGCCGCGCTTGCCAGTAGGCCGTGTCATCTCGGCTCGATCAGAACCAAGAACAGGTGCCTGTGCCGTCTTGTCAGGCGGCGGCGCACCCATCAGGGCAGCCATGCGTGCAGCGTTTGCGTTGGTGTTGTTGGCTTGCTGCGTCTTGAGATCACGCAAGTCGCCAAGCACCTGCTGCTGGTCCGACAAAGCCCTGCTGAGCTCCATCTGCTTGAGCTGGATGGCTCCGTCTTGCGATGCCTTCATGGCATCGAACTGCGCCTGGGCCATCCGGTCGTAGGCCCCGGTGTCCGGCATCGTGATTACGGCGCCACCGCCGCCGCCACCGAAGCACATCAGAGCTCCTCCAGAATCAGCGGGTCGGATTTCTGCTCTTCAAGCAGTTGCTCCAGATAGACAATGACCTCTTGCTGGCCAATCAGGATGTCCAAGTCGCGTGGCGACATAGACCGATTGACCGCTGCCGGAAACAGCTCCCGCAGCTTTGCAATTAACTGATCAGTGACTATGGGCTGAAGCACTGCAGCTGTGCAGATCAAGCTCAGGCTACCGGGGGACTCCATAGCAGGGGAGTGCCGCTCGTCAAGTCGTACTCACCTGCGCGAAGGATGCGTGCACAGCGGGCTTGCGTCTTCGCATAGACCTCGCCAAAGCCTTTCTTGAGGAAGGCCTTGAGCACCTCATCCCACATCTCCACCTCTGTTGAGCAACCAGCAAGCAACTTGTCTGCGCCAACAGGGCCAACGCCTGGGCAGCCGGGATAGTTATCACTGGCATCGCCAGTCAACACCTGGCGGTAGAAATTGCGATCGGCTTCAAGGCGACTGATTTCAACCACCTCGCCATCGCGGAAGTGCAGGCCAGGCAGGGTGAGCATGTCCTTGTCAACAGAGACAATCACGTCACCCTCCTCGTAGAGCACGCCGAGCACGTCGTCTCCTTCAATGTCGGGCAGCTCGACCGCCTTCCAGCCACGGGCGGGGCCAGCGTTGTGGACCCACTCGATCAGCTTTCGGTAGCCCGCAGGCCTGCGGTACTTCTTGCGATTGCCCTTGTACTGGGGCCAGACCCCGTAGCGAAACGACGTGGAACTGCCGAACACCAGCACCAAGTCGTGGTTAGGCAGAGCCTCGCGGAACTGGCCAAGCGTTTCTTGGAAGACTTCCTTGGCATCGTCGTGCCGGCAGAAATAGGTCCAGACGTCCGGCTCCCACTCGACCTCGTACTGGCAGGCAGAGGCTGCGGTGAACAGGTAGAACTCCGTGTCAATCAGAGCCTTCATGGGTGGATGGTGCCGATGTAGAGGATGCCGATTGCCACCGCACAGAACAGGCAGGTGGCCAGGGTGAGAGCGGTGTCTTTATCCATCCGCTTGTCCCTGGATTTCGTAGATCAGGCGGTCAGCCACGTCGTTGATGGCCAGGTGAATCATGCGGGCTTGGCCAGGGTCTGGTGCCCAGGTGCGGATGGTGTTGGCGATCTCGCGGATCACCTCTTTCATGCGGCGTCTGTCATCAATGCCGTACTCCCCAAGGGCGTTTTGCACGGTCAAGCAGTTGTCCAGCAGGTTCATTGGAGTGGGGTAACGGTGGAGTCGGGCCAGATGTTCTGGCAGTAGAGGATTGCTTTGGCCAGGGTTGGCGCTGGCTTGGTGACCCGCATTGCCCTGTAGCCAGGGCGCTTGACTTCAAGGACAAACATTCGAGTCGCCTCCTTGGGTTTGGGGTGGCTGATGCCAGGGCCAAGGATCGGTTCAGGGCCTTCTTGCGGTAGACGGCCAGGGACCATCCAGCTCATTACTCGCGCTCCATCTCGAGGATCTGCTCGCAGGCTCTGATGTAGCCCTCCCACCAGACCTGCGCGTAACTGCGCTCAACACAGTCTTCGTGATACTTGCGGCCGTAGTTCATAAGTCGAACGACGGATTCTCTGGTGACGTCGAGTTGCGTTTCTCTTTTGCGTGGCATGGTTCGATGTTGCGAAGGTCGTAGACACGGATGTTTCGTTGTTGTGCGCCGCGATTGAACATCACGGAAACTGAATTGCCATAGGTCTCGCTGATGTGGCCGCGGACCCAGCCGCCAAGGGCACGGAATCGAACCTCTTGGCCCTTCTTAAATTGATCCCAGCTCATGGGTAGTGGTGTTTGCGAAAGGCCTCCATGTCCCGAAGCTCCATGTCTTCAAACCTGGGGTGCTCTTCCAGGAACTGCTTGCTAGGCAGCACCACATCACGAGCCTTTTTGTTGAACTGCAGCACTGACCATTTGCCAGTGAGAAGGCCGTGCTCAAGGATTGCCCTGAGCTCGGCATGACTCATCAGCGGTTGCATCAGCTCGCATCCAACCGGGCTTCCTCTTGCTTGACCCAGCTCAGGTATTCGGCCCAGCGCTGGGGCGTCAGGCCAGGCCCGTCGCTTGCTGCGGGTGGCAGCAACGGATGCTCAGTGCAGCTGAACGGCACATAGGCATCGGAGTTGTGTGGGTCAGGTGGTGCGGCCAGGGTCCGAGGGCTGCTGGGCAGGAGGGCCAGCTGCTGTTCTGACGGTTGGCAGAAGGCAGGCAGCTCTTCCTTGAACCCCCAGCTCCTGTTGGCCATCCCGTTTTCTGTGCGATACAGCGGTGCCATCAGTTCTTTCCAGGTGGGGTAGCGCTTGAAGACGTCGGGCTTCAGGCTCTGGATCCACTGCTCAGCAGCCCACATGAATTGGGGCTCGTTGATCTCTGGGAACTCAGAGGTGAAGCTGTGGAACTTGAGCCGGCAGATGTGAGGGCTCCAGCGGTCGGCCTCCTTGATGCGCAGATGGGCTGCGATCATTTCGGCGACCGCCAGAAACGTCTCTGGTGTCAGGCGGTTTGCTCTGGCCATTGCTCAAGGGCGGCGAGCATCGCCGGGTCTTTGGGCATCGGTCGTCCACTGGCCGTGGGCTTGGCCAGCTCCTGCTTCAGGTACTCAGGCTTGAGTGCCTGCCAGCCGTGCTCAACACCGGCGAGCGCGAGCAAGACCTGTTGCGGGTGGGACAAGTTGGCAACGCGATGAACGCTGGCTTGCCACGCCGCTTCAGTCCAGGTGGCATTGCCCCTGTGCTTTGAGCGACGGCTTTCGTTCCACCACTGCACCAGCAGCGGCTGTGCTTCGGGTGTGATGGCACCCAAAGCGCTGTCGTTCAGGTGGGCGACGTAATGGGCAGCAGACTTGGCCTGCTTCTTGGGCACGTCCGGCACCACTGCCAATGCCGGGACGGGTGCACCCATCTCGACGTAGCCAGCAGCCCGGCCCACAAAGACGCAGATGCGCTCAAGGGTTTGGAAGGTTTTGCCGCACCCTTGGCACAGCCGGATCCGACGATCGGCGTCAGGCAAAGCACGGGTTTCCGTGACCCGGCTCTTCTCGTGACCGCAGTGAGGGCACTTCATGCCGCCACCTCCTGGGGAGCCCACTCACCACACCACTCCTTGGGCGAAACCCCAGGCCAGTTGTTGAGTGAGATGTTGTCGAAAGGCGTGAGTACGGGCGGGTGGCGCTGGCAAAAAATGAAGGTGCCAAGTTCCTTCGGGCCACGCCCATAGCGGCAGTTGCCGCACTCCTGCTCACGCTGCGGCGGGAACGGAGTTGTCATTCCAGATCACCTTTAGGTAGATGGACTGAGCGTTCTTGGGCTTCTGTTGCCAGGACGCCTCGATGCGCTGCAGCACCGTCACCCGGTCGTCGGCCCAGACAATCCCCCGGCCGGCATCCATCACGGCGCCCGCCAGGTTGTCCAGATCGGAAGTGCCCGGGCCAAAGAAGGTCAAGTGCAAAGCCGCCACTTGCCCCTTCTCGAGCGGCGGCAGCGTCCACCACTCGGTCAGGATTGATCGAACGGTCTCCGTCCATTCCCTGTAACGGCTGTCCTTGTAGGGCCGGCCGCGCAGTGTGAACCGCGGTCGGGACTTCGGCTGCAGTGGCACCGGCAGCACGAAGTCGGCTGTGCGTAGTCCCATCAGAAGGGGATCTCATCAGGAACCTCCTGGCTTTTGCGCAGCCGTTGGCTGGGGCTGAGCACCTCCGGTTCTGGCTCGCGCTCAAACACCGGCGTCTCTTCCTCCTCGAGGACAAAGCCCTCGGTCTTCTCAAACACCGGGGTGTCTTCAGCGCTTTCGTAAGCGACGTGATCGAGCACCTGGACCTGCAACAGCTCGAGGCTCATGCCCTTGCCGGTCGGGGTATCCCATCCCCAGGGCTGGAAGGCAACGCGGATCTTGCTGCCGTTGCCGATCAGCTTGGTGGCGGGCCAAGGGTTGAGCTTGGCGTCGGTCACCACAGGGGGCGACTTCAGATCGCCGCGAGCCGTGGTCTCCTTGCGCTTGAAGTTGATGCGCATTTTCCCGGTTGGGATCTTGCGTCCTTGCTCGTCCCTGGTGGTGTCCTCACCAAAGGGCCAGGCATGGGGGCTGTACTTGACCTTGCCGCCGCCGTGCAGCTCAGCGAACTCGGCCTCGAGCTTCTCGATGAACTCGACGGTCGCGGGGTCGTTGGGGTCCAGCAGCAGGGAGACCGACCAAACCCGGGGGCCATCGGCATCAAAGGGCTCGGGTGCCTCGCCAAGGATCTTGGCCCAGGCCGACTCGCCTACAGGCGTAATAAGCGTTGCTCGTCGCGGCATTTACTCGCTACGGGTGGAGTGCAGCGAAACCGTATCGGCCTAGGTGCAGATCTGCAACACACCTAGGTGTGTCTCAAGAGAAGCAGTGTGGGTTCTGCCCGATCTCGCCGGGGCACAGGTCGCCGACAATCGGCGGCGCCTTAAACCTAGAAACCCTTGCAGCCGAACGGATCTCTGCCGACATTTCGGCCAGCCAATCGGTTGCGTACAGGGTCCGAAGCTGGTTGTGCAGGGACTGATGCAGCCACCCTGCACGGCTCGGAATTGTCGCAAAGCAGTCGTGATTTGTTAGGACCGGAATCGATTGGTCACTACAGATGGAGACGATTGCCTGGCAATGGGCAGCGTCGAAGTGATGGATCACGTTGGCCGTGATCGAGCGGTTGGTGATCCGTGCTGAGAGCTCGCCGTCATCGGCCTGGTCGTTCCATGCCTGCCACTTGCGGCTGCCCTTGGTGAGGGTCTGAACGTTGGTGCGTGCATCCAGCTGGTGGGCCATCTGCATCGGCACACCCATCGGGCTGGTCCACTGCATCGGGGCGCCCTTGGCCAGCACCCTTTTGGAGATGGCACGCAGCCAGGCCTGCAGCTCGAGGCAGCTCTTGAGCTCAGCGCCCAGCAGCAGGCTGATCTTGCGGGCCAGGTAGCGGGCCGGTGCCAGGTAGGCCTGCTCCCATTGCGAGACGTTCAGCCCGGCCTGCCGTTCCTCCAGGGCCTGCACCAGGCCATCGACGATGCCCAGGAACTGGGCCCCATAGATGGTGGTCATCACCGGCCCCTTGCACAGGCTGCGGTCAATGCCAAAGCCCAGCCACAGCTCAGCGTTGCGGACTTCTGTTGGCGTGCCATTGCTCAGGTCCAGCTGCAGCAGGCGCAGCAACTGCTGGGCGATGTGGTTGTAGATGTCCTTGCGGATTGAGCCGTTGATGTTGGTCAGCCGTGCCAGCCGGCGATCACGGGTCAGCGCCGCTGCAATCCCGATGCCACTACAGGTCTGGTCGAACCGGATCGGGACACTACATGTGGTGTTCGGATCAACCACCTGCTGGGCAATGGCCCGGCACAACTGCAGGAACTGCCAGGGATCTTTGGCATCACGCCACAGCTCAAGGCGATCCAGTGGGGCCTCAGCCACGGCGCACATCTGCTGCAGGTGTTCCTGCCCCCACCGCAGGCGCTCATGCCATGTGCGGCTGATGCCGTAGTGGGTGGCCGCGGCCTTCAGCAACCACTCGAACCCCTCGACTGAGCAGGTCTCGCCTGCGGCAAAGCCGATTGCCCCTTTCTCCCAGTCCGGGCCCTGGTGCGTGGCATAGCGGTTGCTGCTGTAGATGCGCCCGCGGAAGTCCAGGCAGTACGCGAACCAGATGGGCTGGCCGGCCACCTCCTCGCACTGCCGCAGGGTTTCCTCAATCCGGCCGCGCATCCGTGCGCCTTGGTTGCGGTCGAACTGCGCCGCGGCCCGCTGCTTCAGCCAGCGCTTGTACTCCTCTGGGCCCAGCAGCTCCTGCGGGCGGGGCGGCTCGGCGAAAGGATCACGGGTCAGCGGGAACAGGCCGCGGATGTTGTGGTCCCAGGCGCAGCGCTGCAGCTGCACCATCTCAGGATCGATGCGCAGCTCCTGCTGCTGGAGGGTGTTAATCACCTTGAGCAGCGGGGCCATCGCCTCCGGGGTCAGGTGGCTCAGGTCCAGGCCGGCCCGGCTGCGCACCAGGGGCTGGTCGTTGTCCAGGTGGCCACCGCCATTCATCCCCGTCCAGGGCCGCGGCGGCACCAGCATTGGCAAGCGGCGTGCAGGCAGGGGTCTTGGCGGATTGGCCTTGATCACCGCCAGGGCCTCGTCGGTGGCGACCACCAACTTCTGGCGGCGGCCGTGCTTCAGGCTTGTCTCGAAGCGGATCAGGTCGCTGTTGGCTGCGATCACCTGCAGCAGCAGCCCTCCCACCTGGGTGCGCTCGGCCACCGTCCAGCCGCTGATGTCCAGGCGCAGCTGGTCCAGCACCTGCCGGGAGCTGAGGGCCTTGCTGCCCTTGCGTTTCTGGATCATGCGCAGCAGGCCGGGGCTGAGCTTCTCAATCCGGCCCGCCTTGAGCTCGTCCTGCAGGGCCGTGCCGATGGCGCCCGCCAGCTTCCGTTCCGTGGGTCGCTGGCTGATGTGATCCAACACGACACCGATTGCGATGGAAGTCAGAGCACGAGGGCCGCGATTCGTGACCATCAGCAGTAGCGGCCAGGCACTGAAGTACGGCCCCGGTTTGGATGGATTAGCGAGCAGCTCCTCCAGCAGCAGGCCCAGGGCAATCGTGACCCGTTCAGCGTTATCCGTAAAAAGGGCCGTTCCGTATTCGGTAACGCTCTCCCGGCCTATAGCTTGCAGCTTGGCTCGTTGATTGATTGCGTCCCATTTCGCCCGCTCGAGTTCCCTCGCTTCCCTCTGCTGCTGCAGTTTGTCCACCGGGGTGGACGCGGCGATTTTGGGTTTCAATCGGCAGACTTGGGTGCTTTCGGCACCAATTCCACCCCACCTGTGCAGAAGTGTCTAAGGCCTAGCTGCAGCCAAAGGAAACGAGTGCTCTGCAGGGGTGGAAGGGCGTCCAGCGGATTATGAGTCCGCTGCTGTCACCAGATAGCTAGACCCCCGCCCTGTGACCATAAGGCATCTCAAGGATTCAGGAGGTCTGCCGATAGGTCTGCATCAAGCATCTCTGCCGATCGATGCTGCAGTTTTCCGGGTCCGGTGGACGCGTCCGCTGTGACGCGCTCAGGGTGTGAACACAGGCAGCGGTGCCGGCGCCACTGACTCAGACCGGAACCCGCCCGGGGTGAACGGATCCATGCGCAGCACAGTCCCGTAATCACCCGAGGCATCAGGGATTGAACAGCCCTGTACAAAACTGTTCTCTGGCGTGATCCAGGCGCCGTAGCTGTAGCCGCAGGCAGGAGCGGCCAGCTGGGCTAGCAAAAGCAGGTGGGTCATCTCAGCTCTCCAGTGCGTTGACGCAGGCAGCCAGGGCATCTGTGTGCAGGTGCAGGTAGCGCTGCACAGAAGCCAGGGAAGTCCATCCCCCGTAGGTCATCAGCTGGTGCAGCGGGATGCCCTTGCTGGCCAGCTTGCTGGCGCAGGTGTGGCGGGTGGTGTGGATGGACAGGGCACGGTCCTCAGCGAGGCCCAGGGCCCCCTTAGCCAGGTTGAACAGGTGCTGATAGCGGGTGTATTTGTACGGCCACAGGCGGTGGCTTGGAACCGCTGGCAGGTGGGGCTCGATGGCCTCGATCGCACGGCGGGTGAGTGGCACTGACCGGGGTTTGCCGTTCTTGGTGGCCCAGAAGGTGACCTTCCCCTTCACCAGATCCACGTCCTGGCCTTTGACCCGCTCAGCCTCACCCCATCGGCAGGCGGTCTCGAGCAGGAACACCAGCAGGTCGGCCGCGGCGGGCTCCCCCACCTGCCGGAAGTAGTGGCAGAAGCGATCGCGTTCCTCGTCGCTGATCACCCGGTCCTTGGTGTTCACCAGCTTCAGCTGCTGCGGCATCCGCGGCACCTCCTGCAGGTGGCCGTGCAGGTGGGCGTCGGAGAGCATCGCCCTGATGGCTGACACCTTGCGGTTGACCGTGCTTGGCCGGTTGCCCTTGGCCAGCAGCTTCTGGCGCCACTTGTCCACCAGCGCAGCGGTGATCTCACTGATGGGGAAGTATTCGCCGAAGTAATCCACGGCCTCGTGGCTGTAGATGGCCGCTGTGCGCTCGTAGGCGGTGCCTGCCCATCGGATGCGCAGGGACAGCTCTCGAGCCTCTTTCAGGGTGAACGGCGGGGCCACAGCGGGCTTGGCATCGCGCTGCACCAGCAGCTCGAGCAGCTCACGCTTGCGGGCCAGGGCCTCGGATCGGCTTTTGCATTTGCCAGTACGGCGGACCCCATTGATGGTGACGTCAGCAATCCAGCTGCCGTCTGAGGCCTTGCGGACAGTGCCTGCCATTGGATTGTGGTGGTGGTGGTTGTTGTGGTGAGGGTTCAGAGCCCCTCGATCTGCCGCACCAGGGCCTTGCCCTTGGCGGTCAGACGGATCACGTAGCGACGCGCCTCCTTTGGATCGCGGACGACCTCAAGCAAGGCGTGCCCGTCGTATCCCTTCCGATGCGTCTCGCCCAGGGCGTGGACCGTCCGGGACACGGTGGAGTTGGACAGGTTCAAGGCCTCTTCCAACTCCCGATAGGTCGCCTGGCCGCGTTGAGCGACCACCAGGAAGACCTCCGCATGGTGGATCGGGAACGCCGTTGGACTGAGAACGGAGAAAGCAGCCAGAGCCCTCTCCAGCTGACGTAAATCCATGGTCCGTAGCGGCGGCGACTCCTAGG